GATAATTTATCTATCCAGAGACGGCTTGTATACCTTTGACGGAGTACGGTCTAAACTCATATCAGACGCAGTAACCCCAGAGATAAGAGACATATCCAAAACAAATATAGCCAAATGCGCAGGTATATATTTTAATAACGAATATAGACTAGCATATAATTCTTATGAGTCAGGGGTGACCAACAACAACAGAGTGCTATTGTACAACCTGATCAGAGATTCATATGTGCTAGACACAATAAACGTAAACTGTTGGACGGCTTTCAACGCTAGCACGGACACGGGAGTTATATATTTAGGATCGTCTCTCGCAAACGGTTTGGTACAGGGCGCATCATACCTAGAACCGTTGTTAAATATTCGGTATGAAAGCGAGTTTGATTCGGGAACGTATGACGACACCAGGGTATATGGAACTGATAGTTATCCTATAATAGAGATAGGGTGGGATTGCACGATAGACACCTGGCTGACAGAATTACAGACTAAAGATGCCAATATAGACACGCTAGACGAGATATTGACTTATCTGCCTGATGCAAAAATAGACAGGCCGGACAAGGATGGAACGTGGACAAGCGAAGTTTATAATATTGATGCAGCAGCACTAGACAAATTATACTGGAATGAATCTCTTGGAGCGTACGGCGACATAACCTTCCAGGTAAGATTAGATTCCGACTCTGATATGACAGGCATAACATGGAACACAGCGGTTACAAACCAGAACGGCGCAGATTTATCTAGTATCACAGCAAATGACTATATCCAATTTAGGGCAAATTTCACTACTACCGACGAGGAATATTCGCCTACACTATACTCAGCAGACGGATATGTTTTTAGGATGATATACGATAAAGTAGGTTCCACCAAAGAGACATCCGTAGTAAGCAAATGGAAAACCGGATGGGTAGATTTTGATGTGGAAGGATACAAGAAATTAATTAAGAGAATCAAGGTATTCTATACCGGCACATCCGGAACCTTAACATTCAATATAAAAGCAGACGACGGAGACATAGATAGAGATATAGAAATAGATTTATCTGTTGATGCTGATTCTGACACCGAGGACGACTATACAGGCGACGAGAATCTAAAGATATATACATACCTGCCCCCGATAAACGAGGAGGAGGCCCCATCCTTGGTAAGCCAACTATTCCGTTTTGAACTTACTGAAACTGGGATTGTTGGATGGGAAATTCAGAAAATAGAAATACTATACGAAGTACAGGAGTTATATTAAGATGATGAAATCAATAGCAATATTATTATCTATTATTTTATGCACATCAGCCTATGCAGGGGACTACCTTACCGGCTTTGACACCGATAAAGACCTGCCCATTCTTAACGAACATCTTAGGAAGATAGACCAGGCCCTATTATATGGTAGAGGTAGATCATCATCCACTGATGATACTTTAGGGTATTTGGACGAAACCCTAGAAGATTTAGCACTGACTTCCATTCGAGGGTGGGGGCAAGATATGACGTTTAGTGCTACTGATAATGACACGGCAGCTTGGACGTCTGGGACGATTACTATGTCCGACGGTACAAATACTTACAGCATCAGCGCAGGTAACACCGGGGATATGACGGCACTAACATATATTTATTTAGACACGGGCACTTCTTCAACCATATTGCAAACGACTACAACTGCGTCAACAAGCGTAGGCGGTGATAAGATTCTAATAGGAGTAGCAGAAGATGTATCAGATGTCACGAAGTACGCTACATATCAAGTTTTTGGTGGAGCGGGTGGAGTAGGTGGAACGCTTATAGGGGCTGATAACATAGCAACTAATACGCTCACGGCTAACGAAATTGCAGCAAATACTATAACCGCTGCTGAAATAGCAGCCAGTACGATTACGACTGACTTGATCGCAGCTAATACAATAGTAGCGGGCGATATATCTGCCGGAACTATTACTGGTACGGAAATCACAGGTACTACATTGTCCGCTATATATGCTGATCTAGGAATTATAACTGCAGGTTCTGTAACAGGCATTACGGGCGATTTGGGTGGTTGGAATATGGTGTCAGGATATCTATACAGCCTTCAAAGCGGAACGCCTACTTCTGTACCTAATGATGGACTGGTACTAACTTCAGGTGATGCGTCCGTTACTTGCTATGAGGACTCTGCTAAAAGGTTAGAGTTAGGCTACCTCTCTGCCGGGGTGTATGGTCTAAGAATATACGATACAGGTGGAAGCAATGTTGTTTATGAGGTGTCAGACACGCAACAAGTAATAGGCGGATGGACTTTTTCCGATACGAGTCTAAGCGCAGGCACAGACGACGACTATATAGGATTGATTCCTGGTGTAGGCATACAAATGGGTGATTCTACCTTTGCTGATGCAGAATTTAGCGTGACTAATGCCGGGGTTCTTAAAGCAGTATCAGGAACAATAGGCGGATGGACTTTAGGATCATCAACATTATCGTCTACAAACCTTACTATAGATAGTGGTAATGAGTTGATCAAGAGTAATAATTTTGTGACAGGAGCATTAGGAAAAGGTTGGCAGATAGATAACAATTGGGCTGAATTCCAGAATGTATATGCTAGAGGAATATTGAGATCTACCGTGTTTGAATATGAAACTATATCAGCAGTTGGTGGTACCGTACTGGTATCGCATGATGCAGATAAGCTCAATGCAGACATGGGCGCTAATGATACAGATACGGCAATGGTAACAGAGGGAAATGTTACATTCGCAGTAGGGGATTTTTTAAGAATGAAAGCTCTCACATCCACTGGAGTGGACGACGAATGGATGGAGGTTGCAACTGCCACTGATGCAGAGAATTATGTTGTTATAAGAGATAAGGCAGGAAGTTATGCAGATGGCTCAAATCCAGAATGGACTACAGGAGCAGCTATAGTAAACTTTGGACAGAACCTAGACGGTGGTATTTTAATGACGGCCTCTGAAACTAACTCTCCGTTTATAGATGTATATACAATAGATGCTACCCCTTGGGATAGTGGAATAACAACTCGTATGAGGATGGGTAATCTTAATGGTTTCTTAGGGTATTCAACAGATTTATACGGGATAGCGATAGGCGAATCTGACGCATACTTAAAATATGACCCCACAAATGGATTACGGATTAAAGGTACTATAATAGTAGAGAGTGGCTCAACAGGTATGGTAACAACATTCGCACAAGATGCAGTTCCTACATCATTGCATATAGGCGATATGTGGATAGACACAAATGATGGGAACAAACTTTATAGAGCTACATCCGCAGGTGATGACCAAATAGGCGGTGGTGAATGGATAGAGGTTCAGGACGATGCGATAGCAACGGCGCAAACCACAGCAGATGTTAAATCAAAAGTATTCAGGCAGAGTGCTGTGCCTACGGCTGTTTCAGTAGGTGATTTGTTTATAGACACAGATGACTATAAATTATATAGGGCAACCAATATAGGTGACGACGCAATTACCGCAGGTGAATGGGAACTCTATGACGCTGCACAAGCAACAGGTTGGTCTTCTAGCTCTGATTCGACTAAAATAGACGGTGGAGATATATACACTAATTCAGTTGTGGTGGCGGGGTTGGCCTCTGCTGTAACAGATAGAATGTTTGATACGAGCGCATATTCAAATAATATACAAGCTTGGGCTCATGCTTCTGACGTTACTCTTATAGACGGTGGAGATATCTATACCAATACAGTCACGGCTACTCAAATAAATGTGTCTCAACTAGATGCTCTTACAGTTAATACGGGTTCACTTAATGTTGATGAATATATAAAAAGTGGTCAGACTGCCTATAATACGGGTAGTGGTTATTGGTTGGAATATAACTCTGGAACACCTAGATTTTCTATTGGCAATGGTAGTACAAATTCACTTACTTGGAATGGCACAGCACTTACAGTTAGAGGAACATTAAATGCAGATGATTTGACAGCCGGTACTATATCAGTATCTAGATTTACCGACGCAAGTATTACTGCTGTTAAAATGGCAGCAGGTACACTTGACCAAATAGTATTTTCAGACGATGCAGAAGTTGCATTTGATACTGGGAATACTGCTGATAGCGATATTTCTTTTAATCGTTTTTATAAGTCAAATGCTTATCAAAATTATATGAAAGTAGACTGTCAGGCTAAAAATAGTGCCCCTGGTGGTATCAGTATGAGGTGGTATTGTGGTAGTGCAAATTCAAGTAGCCAAACATTAAATCAAACATATGCTACTTTTTCAAAATCGGTAGATATTTCTGGATTGGCTACTGGAGCGTGGTATTATTATGGATGGAATACACCATCTGCTGGTGGGAATACAACCACAACACAAAAGCAAGCGGGCGTAGTTGTAACTTATTCTTGATAGTAATATAATTAAACAAAAAAAAGGAGCTATAATGAAAAGATTATGGATAGTGTTAATGATTTTAAAGTTTTGTTTTAAGGCGATTAAGAGTAAGGTGAAAACTAAGATGATAACCACAGCTATCAAACAACTGAAGATTTTCAATTCTGTTGTCCTGCTTATTCTTAATAGAGCCAATAGGATATTTAATACCTTTATGGTGAACTCTCTCTTTTTTTGTAAGGTATCTATCAAGATGTTTCTCCATTACAAGACGATGTTCAGCAACATAACCGCTTCCATTACAGAAAGGATGCTCAGACATTTTAATAAATACATATCCATTTTGGATAATGTGTCCACCTTTCCGACTCCGAATTTTCTTGCCTTTACGAGAAAGACTCATTTTCAATTTAGTTGCTTGAGAATGTTTTTTGCCAATATGAGCAATACCAAATTTTGTGCGTATTTTTTTAGACCATTTTTTACCTTTGTTCCAAGCAATTTGTCCTTTTTTAAAAGGCATAACATCCTCCAAATTAAAAAGGCGACTTTCAGTCAGCTAAAGAAAAAACGGTTGTTTTTTCAAGACCTACTCATCGCCCATTTTAAACATAAAAAATCCGTAATTTCTTTAGCTACTATAATTATAGCATTATCTATATCGTTGTGTCAAGTAAATAATGGATACTGTGTCGAAAACTGGCGAAATGGTGACGGTGCTGAAACTGTTTTAGGCTCAATAAATCCGGGTACAATAGATAGTGCTATATACGATAATATCGTAGCCCCATTAGATAACTTTTTAGCAGATGGCAGGTTTGGATGTAAACTTGCTTACAGTTCAGCCTCTGAATTAACCGTAGGTATAGGCTCAGTAGTATGCTCTAATACCTCTGGCTCGATAAGGTTAATGGCAAGAAACTCATCCGCCACTACGGTAGATTGGGATGATATTGATACAGGTTCTGAGGCGGCAAGCACTACATATTATGTGTACGCAGTTATGAGTGCGGTATCAGATACAACCTTTACTATTAAGGTATCAGAAAGCTCGTCACTTCCGTCGGGAGTTACTTATTATTTAAGATTAGGGTATTTTACTAATGATTCAGATAGCAATATAACAAGCATAGTAGATGATAGGGATTCCGTTATACCTTCAGGTGTAATAGTAATGTGGTCAGGCACGACTAGCGATATTCCTACAGGGTGGGTGCTGTGTGATGGAGATAACGGAACGCCTGATTTAACCGATAGATTTGTCATCGGCGCGGGTAACTTAGCTACTCCAGGGGCGTCAGGCGGTGGTACTATCGGAGGAACGGAGAGTTCTTTAACCTGTACTGCTACTGCTGCTACAGGAGCAGAACTTAGGGGCGATCCAGGCTATCATCCAATATTTACAGTAAGCAATGTAATTAACCCTTACTATGCATTAGCGTATATACAAAAGCTATAAAAAAAGGAGAATAATATGGCTATAAGTGTAAATTTACCAGATTTTAAAACAGACCCTTATTTTAAGAAATCGCAAGACCTGTCATATACTACAGGCAAGGGAATATTGGGAGGTGAATTGCCTGAGTTTTATCAAGGCATGGGGCAGACAAATTCTAAACAATTCCAGGATATGCTTGCCTTAGTAAACAGAGATACTGCCACTGCGGTAAACGAGAACTTAGTCCGTAGGAATATCAAGGGTGGAGTAGGTCTATCGGCTATCGCTAAAGCAACCGCAGACGCTACTACCAATCTATCCTGGACAGACTACCAAAAAGCCGCAGGAGAAAAACAGTCCTTACTCGGCACAGGGTTAGACACTATCTCTGGTGTTAGAGGCGCAGGGTTACAATATGCAGGACAAGAGAATCAGT